AATTGTCCAGAAGAAGCAAAACCTTGAGTTCTTCCCATATAATCCATAGTTCCATTTTGGTAGAACCATTTTAACTGATTATCCCAGTTCAATTTCAATAAGTGAATATTGTCATTTCCTGTATCAGTTACATCAAAGATTATAAATGAATAAGAACTTAAAGGTCTTCCATCAATAAGTGGATTCTCAATATCATTAGTATGTAAGTTGTCAAATGCTGGATTCAATACGAATTTTACATTTGCTAAGAATGGAATTACAAAAGATGTAAATGAAAATCCATATCCCATATCCATACCTTTACCAGTAACTGCACCAACATTATCAGCATTAATTACCCAAGGATTATTTCCACCACTATTGATCATGCTAACATCATCTTTAATAGCTTTATTAATCAATTGCATACCACCAATACCTGTTTGTACAATTAAAGATCTTTGTGGATCTGGTCCATCTAACTCAACTTTACCTTGATAGAAGTTATAAAGCTCAGCTTTGAACATGTCTAAGTTGAATGAAGACTTATTGTAAACTCTTTTAAATGAGTTATCTAATTGTCTCCAAAGACCTACAGATAATCTAATATCATCTGGTCCGTCTTGCTTAACTCTACCTCCACGTCCCCACATTAGGTACGTTTCAATATCAGTTGCTATCTTAGAAAGATGAGCAGCTTCCATATTAGTAAGGAAAGTTCGTGAAAGATCACCATTGTCAAAAGCACGTCTTACATAGTCAGCACCCATAATATCTACCATTGATTCCAATGAAGAAATTGATGGATCCATTCCTTTGTCAAATGATCTCCAAATCTCAGTAACTGGAACAGTACCGTCAGCATTCATTCCTCCTTTAAGCATTAAGTCTGCTCTAGAAGAAATAGAATAATGAACATGTGCTTCAGCTCCTCCTACAAAGTTGTAGAATTCACGGAAACCTGTAGAAGTTGTTAGATCTGAAAATCTTTCACCATACTCACCACGTGCAGAACCTTTCCTAAAGTACTTAGTTCCAGCAGCTAAATAAGTAGTGCTAAAAGTTGCAGCGTTTGAATTGTTTACCATTTGAACAGTATAAACCCATCCTTCTCCTGCTTCATAAATGTCATCAGCCGTAATGTAAAGTTCAACACCATTATACTTATCATAAGTAATGATGTCTCCATGACCGAATGCTCTTTTACTAAGCATAATCTTGAATGTAGTTCCATCTGCCCCTAAATAATCAGCTGCCGCTTCAATATTTTTGATTATATAAGGTAAATCTTGTGTAACGGGAGTTTGCCACTTATACTCACCACGAGCATTATCCACCATAATTGTATTCTGACCACCAAAAGATGCTAATTGATATAAAGGCATTTCTACCTTTTGAGCTTGTGCCCAAATATCAATAGGGCCCATATCCATAGGCTCTGCATCCCCTAACATATTTGTTAAGTGATAAGAATCAACATGTGAACTAGCTTTATAGTTCGTATCACGTAGGAAAATCCCATTATTTAAAACTGGAGTTGCCATAATTTAATTCTTTTTTTATTTGTTAAACATTAATTAATATATTAAAACCTTTTAAATATATTTTTATTTCTTGGTAGTTTTCTTGAAGTCCTACCTTTACTTTCTTCTTTAACTGCTGCAGCACTATTTCCTTTTTGTGACTGAGCTGTTTTAAGTTTTCTAACTGTTTTTTCAACAGCTTTAGTTTCTCCTTTTTCCATTATCTTAGCTTTATATCCTTTAGGATCTGCTAGTAACCATAATGCTTCTGCTATTATGGGATAATTTGGTTCTACAAATTGGTACTTCTCTAAAAGATGTCCCAATAAATTTGTATTCTTACCACTTATTGAAGGGTAAGCTGGATTAACAAGTCCATTATATAATAATGATTGAGTCTTTTTATCTATTTTAGTTTCTCCTACTTGTCCTCCTTTTAAAGTCTCATATACATTATTCATGTAATTTTCTGAAGCTTGTTGTTGTTGTTTCTTTTTCATTTCTTGCTCTTCCAATCTTTTAGCAACAACCTTCTCTTGCATCTTATCTAACTTTGGTTTAAATTTACTAGCTTGTGTTTCAAGCTTACCTAAATCTTTCCAAATTTCTATTTCTTCTGCAATTTCTTCTGCATTACCATAACCAGTTGCGCCTAAGTATTCTCTAATTATACGCTCTTGATCATCTTCTTTTTTTACATCCAGTTCTTTAACTTCTTCTGTTCTTGATAAAGCTCCAAATAAACCTTTTAAATCTTTACCTCCATCTGCAACATATCTTGCTGCTATCTGTAGTTCTTCTGGTAAACTATTAAAAAACTGTTTAGGAGTTTCGCGTCTAACTGTATTTGCTTGCTCCTCTAAATTAGCTGCTATTAATTCTTCCCAATCTTTAGCACTATATTCATCCAGTTCTTTTTCATCATCAAAAGGAATTATTTTTTCTTCTTTAATTAGTTTAGAAAATACATCACTAATTCCTTCTATTTTTTTTCTACCTCTTTTAGGAGATTCTTCTGTACTTGTTTCTTCTCCATCTCCTTCAACTAAACCTAAAACTTTATCAACATCTATTTCATCTTTAGAAGTTTCTTTAGGTTGTTGTTTTTTAGGCTCTTCTACTTTTTCATCAGTAGTTTCTTTTTCAGTTTCTTCTTTTACTTCTTCTTTTACTTCTTCCTTTTTATTTTCATTATATAGAAAACTTGTATCAACATCTGGTTTTCTACTGAATAAATTTGGTTTCTTTTCAGTTTCTTCTGGAAGAGTTATTGATTCCCCACCAGGAGCTGCATTAAATATATCATCAAGATTAACATCTACTTGTTCAACCTTAGTTTCAACTGTTTTGGTTTCTTTACTTTCAGCCATAATTATTTTGGTTTTTAATGGTTATATATATAATATACAAAAGTTTTGTCACTAAACCTTAAAAATTTTTTTCAAATTTAAAATTTATGTTAGTATATAGCTAACACTATTTTTTACTATCCTTTGTATTCTTTTTTGCTTTACTTTGCACATCATATTTGTTTTTATTTTCACGTGCAATTTGTAAATTTTTGTTAGCAATATCCCTTTGTGTTGCTAGTTTTTCCCTATCAACAGTAAGTTTTGCTTGATCTGTAGCATTTCTTTGAGCAGATTCTTCTCTTTTAAAGTTCATTTGCTCTCTATACTCATCTCTTTTACGCATATCTTGCATTGCATCTTTAAAATCACCTTGTTGATTTTGATCCATATCAACTTGACCACTAAAGCTTGCACCTCTTATTTCAGCAACCATAATATCCTTCTGTCTTTCTTTTTCATTTTCTTGTGATTGGAAATCACGTTCAGCTTGTTTTTCTTGAGCTTGTGCTTGAAGTTGTTGTTGTTGCATGTCTTGCTGTTGCTTCTGTTGTTGCTGCTGTTGCTGTTGTTGTTTAGCTTCAGCTTCTTTAAGTATATCACTTACTTCAGCAATAGATTCAGCTTTAACAATATTTCCAAGATCATATATAGTAGCACCTGTAGTATTGTTAGTCATTGCCATTTGTTTAAGTTGATCTAATATAGCTCTGTGATTTGTTTTAGTTGTACAGAAAACATTAAAGTCTCTTAATAATAGATCAGTACCATTCATTTGAAAATTGACTTTTTCTGCTTCACTAGATATATAGTTTAATCTAATATTAGGATTAGTACTATGATAGTATTGTGAAAGATCAGTTCTCATTTGATGCACTCTTGGCATAAGATGATCTGAATGTTGAATAAAATACATTTCAGTTTGAGAAAAAGATTGTTGCATTGCTTGTGTAACACCAGTTGCTGTTTGTTGTGCCACAGGAGCTCCCATTCTTTGTTGATTAATACCAATAGCTTCAAATGCTTGTTGTTTAAAATGATTAGCTAATTGTATTCTAGACATTATTCTATTTGTTTGTTCTAAGTTTAATGTTTGATAATGATTAAAATTTGTAGCATTTTCTGTATTAGTAATAGAAGTATCTAATGGTAACATACCAAAATCCTTCATTGCTACATATGCTTTTGCCATATTATTCTTACCCCAGTCTTCTCCCATTGAATGACGTGGTAATGCATTTTGATCAAACATGATAACAGTACCAAGTTCATCTACAAGTATATCAGCTATTTGATTATTTACCATATTATAACCAACTTGATATGCTTTCATAAGATCTACTAATGAAGTTGATTTAGTATTTCTATCTGAAAATACTCTTCCTTCTACTGGTAACTTGCAACCATATAAAGAATTTTCTCCTTTAAATTGAAATTGTATTCTTCCTGGTTTAGTTTCATTAATACCAATATATATTGGATTTAATTCAGTTGATGATTGTCTCCATGTAGCTGGCATATTAGGTCCAATTTTAACTCCTCCCCATACTTCATTAATCCATATCCAATCTACATGTTCTCCAAAAGCAAGATTATCTTTTGTTTTATCTTTAAATAATTGTGTGTTATAGATTGGTTTATCTGTAAGCTCAAAAGTTTCATCAACAACCTTTTGTACAACATCACCATTTTCTAAAACTCTTGTTAAATGTCCAACTTTTCTTTGAGTCTTCCAATAAATTGTAGATACTCTAAGCATATTTCGTTCTCCCCATTGATACATATCCTCACCATTGCTTAGTATAAACTTTACAATATCATCACCAGCACCAGAATTATTTTGCCAATTACTAACAAATTGTCTGTAACCTAATGAAGGCATATTAGTATTCCATTTATGAGATTTAGTTGGATCATAAAATGTACCATCATTTTGATACCCCATTGTAGCATATTTAACATCTTTTGCAGGATATATTTTCTGAAGAGATCTTAATTGTTTTTCTGTCATAAGATATCCATAGGCATCTACAACATCTGAAACAGTCATCATTTCACATTTACCTACATAATTAGAATCTGATATATATCTTGAATTAGGAGACTTTTGATAGAATGTTAATACAGGATTCCATAATTCTACTTCATAATCATCTTCCATCATTCTGAAATGCCAAAATTCTCTGTCACAAATAAGCATATCTTTAAAACCTCTTTCTTCTAATTCTTGCATTTTAAATCTTTCTTCATCAACAATCATTTGATGTGTTGCCCATTCTTCAACTAAACTTCTATAATCTTTAGTAAAAAAGTCTTCTATTTCAGGTAATGTTTTTAATTGTTGAGGATCTAATTTTTGTTGAGCTTCTTCTGAATTAGGATCCATACCCATTTTAATCATTTCTAATAACATCTTTCCTTTTGCATCAGCTAATAGATTTTCTTCAATCATTTTTCTTTTATGCTCAAGCATTTCATTGTAAGAAAGATCATCAACAGCTCTGAATTGAACTCTAGAAAATCTTTTGGAAAATTCTCCTGTAAGAACATTTACAACATTTGGTATAATAGGATAAAATTTAAGTTCTAATGCAGATTCATCTGACTTAGTTAAAACCTCCATAAGATCTTTATAGTCATTATCTTCTTCAACTATATAATCAGTTTTATCAATAATACCTTTTGCAAGCTTATAGTTTTTGAGAATTTTTCTTGCATTATGTTTAAGGTATTCCATTCCTTGTAACTCTAACCAATCCAAATTCCAAGCAGCCCAATCATCATCTTTTTTCTTAGCTGATAAAAATTGTATAGGTTGTGTAAGACTTGATGAAGCTGGATAGTCACCACTATCAACCTTTGCACCTTTCTTCATTTGTAAAGCATTAAGTACTCTCATATCATTATTTCTTTATAGTATAGGTGATAACAGCATTTTCAAATGTGCTATTAGTTTTCCAAGATGGAATATTTGCGGTTGATGTAGTTGTCCAGTAATTATTCATTTATTTAATATTTTTAAATGCAGACTTCTTAAATTTAGTAGATCCAAGTCTTTTTTTTCTAGCTAAATTTTTAAAAGGCCTCATAGATAATTTATACAAATTTTGTGATTTTTCCAAGTTATCTCTTGACATATCTTCTTCTTTATGCTTAATATAGCCTCTATTAGACTGTTGTATCCTAGCAAATGCAATTAATGCAGAAAATGCTACAAGTCTATCCACGTTTAATCCAGGGAAGTATTGCATCATTTCTGTTAATAACATTTTGTCTGGAATTCTTTCAACTCCTAAATTTGTTTTTAATACATTTCCATGCTCATCTGTATCTTGATTTATCTCTTCTCTAACAAACTCAATAGCATAAGATATTAGATGACTTTTAAATAGTGTACCAGTATTTTTCCAACCATATTCTTGAAAAACATTTTGATTAGATCCTAAGTCTTTTAAAAATACTATCTGTTGTTTTGGTACTAAATATTTTTGTTTCTTTTTAGATATCATGTATTGGATAAAAAGAGATATATTATTCTCAACTAATGTCCAAGCATTATACCATTCAATAATTAATTCTAATTGTTCATGTGTTTTGTTTATATCATCATATCTACCACACCAAGATGCTACAATTTTATCACCTTCTATAAATGCTTCAGGTTGATCTTTACTTTGTCTAGTTACTTCAATAGGATTTTTATAAACAAATATACTACATAAAGAATCTGATGTAGTTGTTTTACCTTCTGATACAGGGTCAATAGAAGCATAGTACATACCAAATGAAGGATTTTTAACAGGCTTCTCCCAAACTACTAATACTCCAGATTTATCTTCTAATTTTTTATTAACAGGGAAATTAAAAATAGGTAGCTTATTAGACTTACTAGCTTTAATACTATTAGATGTTCTTTCTAATTTTACAAATTCATATGCATATTCTTTTTCTTCAATTCTTTTAAGTTGTCTTGATATTATAGCTTGTGGAAATATTGCTTCTTTTCTATATGCAAAAGCTTCTGCAATATCTATTGGTTTTTGTGATATTCTTAATTGATATTGTTCTGGGTTTAAATCTTTTTTCCATTGTGCTCTTTCTTCTTTTATAGCATTGAGAGCTTGCTCAACTAATGAATTTCCGTACTTATCTATATGAGGAGGCATAGACCATTGTTCAGGAATAAATAAACCTGCTTTACCTATAGTTCCTTTTTCATCCATTAAGTTTGTTTCTACTGCATATATATCATTTCCTTCTGGATTTAATATCATTTGTTTTAATGGATTACATTGATCAAGATCACCAACAGAACCAGCTGCAATAAACATACCAGTAGTTATCATACCTGATGTCATTGCAGGTCTAATATACTCAAATGTTTGATCCATTTTAGGAGCAATACCAGCCTCTTCATGAAAGAAATAAGTACAAGGTCCACCAACACCAGTTGTTGGATTTTTTTCAAAAGAAGCACCTTGAATTTTTGACATTAAACCTTTATGTGTTTTTCTATTGTTAACTCTAACTTCAATTTTTTGTTCCCATAATAATACTTTAGCTGGATTAGTAGGTCTATACCAAGCAGTATGTTCATTGAGAAATGTTTTATATTCTTCTAAAAATTTCCAAGATCCTTTATCATTTATGTAATCTTTAAGTGATGCACCTATTTTACATATAGATCCTTCTTCAAACCAAAATTGATTTAATACTTTAGCCATATGAAAATAAGAAGAAGCTATCTGACGTTTTTTAAGAATAGCTACATGTCTATAATGTAATTCTGCAAGTAATTCATATAAAGCCATATGATACTGTGCATCCCTTACTTTAGCAAATCCGTACTTTTTTTCTTCTTTATCAAAGATTGGTAAGAAATTTAACCACATATAATAATCTCTTGTAAGATAAAATATATTTTTCTCACCATAATATAAAACACCTTCTTGACATTTTTCTTTTTCAGAATTCCAATACTTTATATAATCTTTAGATCTAAAAGGTTTATTACAATAATAACCTTGAGTATTAAATATTCTAGCTTGTTCATTAAAAAGAAGGGCAGTTTCATCAAACTGATACTGCCCTGGCTCTTTAAAAAGTGTTAAAATAAAATTTACAAAGTCTTCTTTTTCTTTAAATTCTTTGTAGTCCCATTCACCATTTTTATATGTAGGAACTTTTTTATACATCTTCTAATTTACAAACTATTGCATCCTGAGTTAATAAAATATGACGTTCTCCATTGTGAATAAATTCTTTATCATCAACTGACATATTAATAATCCATTGTACAAAATCTCCAATTTGAAGATCATCAAATACTTCTGGACCTCTTGCAACAATAGTACCTTGAGGTTTTTGTTGAACTTGAGAATCAGGAAGAATAATTCCTGAATTAGTTTGTTCTACCTTTTCAACTGGTTTTACTAATATTCTTTTACCAATAGGTATTACTTTATAGTTTTTAACATTTTCTTTTATCATAGTTTTAAAATTTATAATTGATCATAAGCTAATCCCTGCCCACCGCGGACAGAGCTTTGTTGTTCATTTTTCATGTCAGTATATGCTCCTTTAAAAGATTGTCTAATTTGATCAAACTTAGCAGCAGTGTTAACTAATGCAGTTAAATTACCATCTCTACCGTGATCAATAGATGTAGTCTCCATATACCTAGCTAATCTATCTAACATACTTTTTATTCCTTTATATGCTCTATATGTAGGAGTTTCATATAACTCTTTACAAGTATCTATAGCATGTCTTATTGCACCATCTTCACTTGATTCTTCAAATTGTATTTCTTCTATAATCATATCTTCTTTTTCATGTTCAGGTAAATTAAAAAAAGGATTTAAATCAGGATCAGGACATGTCATATAAAATACATATTGATATACAGATAAATAAGTATCTGGATATTTTTCCATAATTGTTTTTAAAGATTTTAATGTATAGCAATGTTCACTAGGTACAACTTTGTTATTTTGTATATCAAATAATTTTATTAACATATTGGATTATCTTTTAACCACATTATTAAACTTTGTATTTCTTGTTTTAAATATGGTAATTCATAAATAATAATTTCTTTTACAACAGGTTCCCCATTAATATATTTACTTATTGGATATCCATATTCATCTTTTCCTTCTTCTTCAAATATTACATGTTGTATTTTTAAATCTCCAATTTTAAGTTTTGGATTATGCTTTTTAATAATATAAGCATATAAACTTAATTGAAGATTATAATGTTTTAAATTGCAATCATCTAAATGATTTACAGGTTTATACATTTTAGATGTTATTCCTTCCCAATTAGTAAAACCTTTTTTCTTTATTTCTTTGTTAGTCTTATAATCAAGTATATTTATTTTACCATTTACTATACTAACAAGATCAGCTTGTCCACATAATCCTGCAGATTTTAAATAGACAAAATGTTCTGGATATACACCATTTTTTAATTTTTGTTCTGGTGCAATTTTAATTCCATTTTGATCAGTAATAGGTTCAATAATTGGAACTTCAACACCATCTCTTTCTATTGTAGAAAATTCTAATAATCTTTTTTCTCTTTCATTATGATACCAATTACCAAGTTCAATAGCTCTTTCTGATTCTTTATTCCAAATATCTAAAATTTTTTTTGGAGGAATCTTATACCACTTTGATCTTTTATTTTTAGATGATTTTTTAGATTGTGCTTCTGCATTAAATTTAGGTTTAAACATACCTACAAATGATGTAACACTAGTCCATTTAATCTGATCTTTTTTAAGATCTTCATTAAGACTCTCATATATATGACCATCTTCTTTAAATATTACTGCCATTTTCTTTTTGTTTTATTTGTTGTTTAATAAGTTTTTCAGATTTAGCATCAACAACAGCAGGCCATTTTCCTTTTGGACAACTTGATGACAAGGCTCTAAGTTTTAACCCTAAACTACAACCACAATCTCCACAACATGGTTGAGTTCCATTAACAGCACATTTATCTCCTTTACTATCTAATTCAGGACATGTAACACAATATGACCATCTTAAATCTGCAATTTGCTCTACATCTTCTTTTTTAAAGACTTTATTTTTAACTCCTTCTACTATTTGTTTTATATTACCAAAAGCTCCAATAATTTTATTTATTCTCATTTTTGAACTTTTTTTTATTTTTTATATTTTCATTTAGTTTACCCAAAGCTAATTCCATTTGTTCAATCTTACTTTTAACTGGAACATATTTCTCATAACCTTTATAAGTCATTTTTTCAAGATTACCTAATATATCTTTTTGTCTTTTAATAGATTTTTCTAATTTATTTTTTCTTAAACTAAAGGTACCTAAACCTGCAACATTAATATTAGGATCTGATAATTCAGATAAATTTTTTCTTACCTTACCATAATAAAAAGTAACAAAATCATCTACAACATCTTTATGTACTTTTACTTCTTCAGCCACTGATTTAAAAAAATATTTATGACTCTTTGGTTTCAATACCTAAAATTTTATAATCTAATAATATAGTACCTTCAGTTTGTACATTTAAATCTTGATTAAGATATATTGTTTTTTTATTAGATCCATTTTTTACAATTAATTTTTTCTTTTCAGATTTTGTTATAGCATTTCTAGCAGATTGCTTACTTTTAAATATTCCTTTAGAAGATATTAATTTACAAAAAGCTGTTAATTCTTTTCTTCCTTCTTTAGCTAATTCAGCTAAACATTCAAGATCAGAATTACTAATCTGTATATCATTCAAAAAGCAGTGAGTAAGGATTTGATATTTAATTATATCATCCCTACTCATTCTTACTTTTTTGTCTACTTTATTAACTATAGCCATGTTTTTAATATCTTATTGCTTTCTAATAAAGTATAGGTAAATCTATTACCCCAAGTATCTCTAGCTTTTCTACAGATTTTCATAAATAGCTTCCAATCATCATTAGCTGCTATTACTTGACATCCTGCAGACCACTTATCTACTTGACTAGATTTTTTATTAGCCCACTTAGTAGCTCTATGAATATTTATTCCAAAATTCCCTTCTTGTACAGATTCTTCTAAAAGATTATACCATGGATCACGGTTGTCATCTCTATAAACTTGCACAGGTCTATCTTGACCTAAAGCTTCATATCTACCTTGATGTTTTCTAATAATATGAGAACCTCTATATTGACCAGGTTTTAATATTGCAACACCATCCTCTCTCATTATATTCTCCACCCAATGAGTTCCAGGATCAGTAGTACAATCAAAACAATGAAAATTCCAAACACCTCCCTCACCTGTTTTTGGATGAGTTCCTGTTTTATATGATAAAGTAATTTTATCATCAAAACGGTTTGTAACCTCATTATCTGTACTAGAATTTCTAATACCTACAATATTAAGATTATAATCTCCCTTTTCAAACCAGACATATTCAGTGCCTCTTTTAATGGTTTGTTCAATCTGTTCTCTAGTAACGTTTATTTGACTACTCACTTTTAACAGCTTTTTTAAGAGATCTTTTGACTTCTGGTGCAGGTTGTGGAGTTGTCATTTTTGCATTGTCAAATTGAGTTTTAATTTCTGGCTCAGGTGGCGTAGCTGCCATCTTAGTCATAAACATTTGTGCCTGCATTCTTTCTGCACGACATTTTTCAATATCTCTTAATAAATTTTCATATTCTAATTGTTTTTCTAGATGAGGAATATGATCACTATAATAGTTTGTAATCTCATCTCTTTTTGCAGCTAACTCTTCTTGTGAAAGTTCAACTTTGTCTTTTGGATTTTCTTTATTATCCGCCATGATTTTATATTTTTAATATTAATAATAGCAAATATATATAAAAAGTTTAAATAAAAAAAGTTTAAAGTAAAAATATTTTATTCAATGTGACTATGCTCATCTAACACCTCTGTTTGTGTAATCCAACTTACTTGATAATTAATATTATCTAATGCTATCATAAGATCATATTTATCAGGATAATCAAAAGGTTTATCAAATAGTTCTACAGTATATCCTTTTCTTATATAAAAATTTCTTACAACATCAATAGAATTTGTACCATCATGTATTCTAACATGTATATAAACATTAGTTGAATCTGTATTAGTTATTTTACAAGAATGAACTCTATATGTTCTGTTATTAGATTGTTTAATATGACCTAATAATGTATTATCTGTAGTACCTGTATGATTTGCTTTTATATTATATATCATATCTTATTTTATTATTGTATTGTTATTGTTGCTCTACGTGTTACAGGACTTTTCCCAGTATTATCTGTTATCGCTAAGTCTATTGTGCTACTTTTTAAACCTACTTTTAAATTATCAAACCTAGCTGTTATACCAGTAGCTGTACTAACAGTTAAATTTTGCTGAACAACTTTCATATCATTAGTAAGACCTGTTATACTACTAGTATTACTAGTAACAGCTTTTTCATTAGCTGTTATAGCAGCAGCCTGTGTTCCAGTTATAGTTGTTGTATTACCAGCTAAAGCTGTTTTATTTGTTGTCCCTAACACCATACTATCTTTTGCAGTATTAGCTGTTATAGCATTTGCTTGTGCTGTTGTTATTCCAGTTTTAGCATTATTAGCTGCCATATCAGTTATATGAGTATTAATAAGATCAGTTAACTCATCTATCTTAGTTACTAATCCTGCTAAAAACTTATCACGTTCAGTTTGATGAGCAGTATCTTTATTTATAGCAATATCATATCCTGAATCTGCTACATCTGTAAATTTTGTTATTGCCATAATTATCTAATTTGTATAAACTCCATTAATATTAATATTAAAAAATAAATCTTGATTACCACTATTACTATCTTTCTTTAACCA